TGTTCAATCTGACGATTATTCGGGAATGCTCATTTACGGACTGCAATTTGAGGAGGGCAGCAGCCCGAGTTCGGTGCTGCTCACTTCTGGTTCGGCTTTGACCAGAGCAAGTGACTCTTGCTTAGTTGCGGTTTCGGATTTTGCTGGGTTCGCGGACACTTCGGGTGCAGTGATTGTCGATGCTACTGTGAACAATCTGAATTCGGGCAATGCTGCTGCGGTTTCGTTGCAGAATGCTGCTGGCACTGAGTATATTAAAATCGGTTATGAAATTGGCGGTGCAACAGACCAATCTGTCCGAACCTACGTTAGGAGCAACTCGGCAGACCAAGTATGGCTTGATGCTGGCAGCGTGAGTACAACCGGCTCATATAGAGTTGGTGTGCGGTACGAGAAAAACAATGTTGGCATCAGTTTGAACGGAGCATCAGCCGTCAATGACACTGTAGCGACTATGCCAATAAACATGACCACGCTTTACATCGGAAGCTCATCGACGGGGAACTCGCTGAATGCAAATTTAAAACGAATAGCCTACTATTCTGAGCCTCTTTCCGATGCAAACCTCACGGCACTCTCATCCTAAACCGAAACCAACTGACTACGAATCACATGACATTTACAGACTTATACTTAAAATTCGCGGACGAAGCAGAAATGCGTTCCGTTTTGTTTGAGCAAGTGCCAACGGAATGGGACCGAAGCGACCCCGAAAACCCAGTGGCTACAGCTTGGGAGGAGAGGCAGTTGTTCCGCAATACTGACATCGTCGGACTCATCGTGGACACACCAGCGGAGTTGGATGAAGAGGGTGAGATCACTAGCGAAGCGACATACGTTGACGGCATCCACGTGAACATTCGTGCCGTTGGTGAGGACACTTCATCATTGGAAGATTACAGAGTAGACCCAGAACCGAATACACCGGCAAGAGTCTGGGCTTGAGCTATGGGCAAGAAGGGGAGCAAAAAAGGTGGCCGCAGAAATTACTGATACAATCAGATTCCTTTGCATTGGTGCTATCGGTTGGACGGTGTCCTGGGCTGATGGAATTGAGTCATGGGCCAGGGTTGGAATTGCGGTGTCAACTGCAGTTTGGATGACCGGTAAATGCATAATCATATGGAAAAAAATTCTTCAAAACAAAACAGGAGATATAGATGAAGAGATTGACTGATATTATAGGGCTCACCTTGACAGCTTACCTCCTGGCAGGTTGCTCAAGTCTGGGCAACGCATTGTATGACCCAGTGATCAGTGAAGAGATTATAACGGGCCCAAACGGAGAGCCTCAGACCATTGTCAGCACAAACGGTTGGGTCCTCCGTCCATTTGTTTCAAGCAGTGTTGAGTTGGCTGGCGACGTGGCACCATTCCCCTGGAGCGGCCTTGTAGCAACAGCAACATTAGGTTTCTTGGGAGCAGGAGCCCACTGGCGTTCCAGGAGGTGGAAAGAGGCTGCCAAGTCTGGAATCATAACAGCCCAAAAGTTTAAAGAAGAGCTTACCAAGTTAGACCCAAACAAAGCTCAGTCAATTAAGTCTGACGCAAAGACCCAACAAAAGCTCGCCAACACAGAAAAGCTCGTCCAGGCGATCTTAAGCGAATTGAGTCGATGACAATTTATGGAGAAAAGGTGTGTGATACGTGGAGTGGTCGATGGCTACTCAAGCTACTCTTTACATTGTTTTAGAGTAATTGAAGGGATAACGAAGATAGGGAAAGAGGTTGCTCTTTTCCCTATATCAGTTGAGCAAGGCAAAGCCCCTATACCTAGGGTGGTTTATGAAAGCCTGGTGAACAAGCAACAGCAAGAGGAGTGGGAGATGATCATTCATTGTCCCACATTTAAGCCTCAGGGCAACAAGCGCATTGTTTACAACACAATGTGGGAGACGACCAAGCTTCACAAGGAGTCAGTCATTAACCTTAACCAGTCTGATCTTATCATTGCACCTAGCAACTGGAATATCGGCAACTGGAACGCTCAGGGAATAAAGAGGCCAATGGCAAAGGTGCCCCTGGGAATTGATACTGCAGTTTTCCATTACCAACCACCCATAACCAAAGACGTATTTGTTTTTGGCACTGCAGGAAGAACCTCTGCAGGAGGCTGTAGGAAGGGCTTTAAAGACGTCCTGGACGCTTGGGGTAAAGCATTCCCAAAACACATTAAGGACGTCCGTCTGCACGTTAAAATGCACCCTGACGACCCAGACATCGAGACTGATGATGACCGGGTAATTGTCTCCAAAGAATTCTGGACCAGGAAGCAATTAGCAAACTGGTATCAGGGCCTAGACTGTCTGGTCTCTGCCTCCTATGGTGAGGGTTGGGGACTGCATCAGCAGGAGGCTGCAGCAACAGGGAGACCTGTTATATGCGTTCCTTTTGGAGGCATTAGCGAATGGTTTAATGAAGAGATTGGTTACCCGGTAGACTACGTCCTGGCACCCGCACAAGGGCACTACGAAAACGGTGGTCTATGGGCCAAACCAAAGCAGGACTCACTGGTAGACAACCTGAGGGAGGTTTATCAAAACAGAAGGTGTGATAAGGCATTGAAGGCTAGTCAAAGGGCTATGTCATTTTCTTGGGAGAACAGTAACAAGCTGCTTCACCAGGTATTAGTAAAAGCAGGAATATACAAATGAGACAGCACCGCAACTACTCAGTGAACGACGACGTCCCCACAACAGACGGTGACAACGGTTTTATCGGTGTAGATATGCGGACAAGCCCTCACCTGTTACAACCTGGCTATGTCAGTGACGCCAAGAATTCACGTTTTAGATTCGGTGTAGCCGAGCCCAGGAAGGGCACCATGCCGGTAGCCTGGTCAAACATTAGAGACTCCTGGGAGTGGCCAATCAATTGGGACCAGGGAGACATTAATTTCCAGGGAACTTTACGGGGTAACTTTGGCAAGGTGTTTGGTGTTGGTGTCTGGAACGACCCTGACGGAGTTGATTGGGTCCTGGTAGCTTCGTCCACTGACAATGTTAACATAAAGATCTACCGACTTCGTCCAGGCAACAACAGCGTCGAAGTCAAAGTGTCTGTCCCATTGACCGTCCCTGTCACAGCATACCAGGACGTAGTGACCGAAGATCTATTCTGGTTCACTCAAGCTTTTAACCAATGCATCATCTCCAGGGGCCCTGATGCAAAACACTTAGTTCTTACAAATTTTGAAGAAGGCTTCGTTGAAGTTCCTGACGCAAGCGGAGCAGGCGGGACAGAGAATTTACCGAACGCAAATTCGGCACTGTTCTTCCAAAACCGGTTCATCGTGCCGCACAAACCTGCAGGCGGTTATAAAGCGGATGTTGTGTCATTCTCAGATATACAGGACCTGTCGTCGTATGACCCGGTTTATAGTCAGTTTCGTATCAACCAGGGTGACTCGGACGCGATAACCAGACTCTACAAATTCAATGACTCGACGGTTATTGTTTTTAAGGAGACCAGCATCTACTCAGTGTCAAACCTTGTTGGTTCCTGGGGCACCAATGCAGTGCTTGACCAGGTCACCTCTGAGTTTGGTTTGGTTGGGCCCAGGTCAGTAGCGAACGTAGGCAAAGACCTCTGGTTCCTGAGCCAACGTGGTGTTGTTAGTCTGAGCCAGACAGAGCAAAACAAATTGCACGGCATCTCTGAACCGAACAGCAGCCCTATACAGCCTGTCATAGATCGCATTGACATGGGTGTAGCAAAGGCAACTGCATGTGCGGCGTATTGGCAGAACAAATATTATCTCTCTGTCCCCTTGGATGGCAGCCAGCAAAACAATGCAGTTCTTGTATACGATTTTCTCAACAAAGCCTGGGCAGGCTATGACGAAGGCGAGGCCATTAAAATTAAATACTTCTTCGTCGCAGACTTCCAGGGAACTGAAAGCTTGTTTTACGTCGATTACTCAGGGGGAGTAGGTTTGTATGAATACGGTGAGACCGAAGGCGTCAGAGAAGAACAGACGACTTATACATGTGATGTAGTGGTCAATACTCAGCCACCCATCAGCAGCTCAGT